CTTAATACTGCTGTACGAGTAGTAGAAATATCAAAGTTTGCACGATGTAATGTAAACGTTAAGTCTTTATTTTGATCTGGACTCCATGTTGAAGCATTAGCAGACTTAAATAATACACCACTTGCTGGTTGTTTAGATACCGTTCTATCACCACCAATTACTTTATCACCTAGTCTTGCAATATAAACATTGTAATCTGTTGAGTCAGAATATAATACTAAACAATATTCTATTCCTTCTTGTAAGTAAACTGGACTATCAAATGTAAATGTAGTTGCAGTTGTACCGTCTGTTGATGTATTTACATCACCTGGATTTAAATATTTTTGTGCAAATGGTATTAATTTAGTAGATGGATAACCATTTACCATTTTTCTAATTTCTGCCCTTACAGGAATAGTTGTAGATTTTGTTGAGAAGAAAGTATCTACACTTGTTATAAATGAACCGTCTGCTTCTTCAATTATAAATGATTGTGCTAATGGGTCGCCTCTACCACCGTTTGCAGCTGGATCGTCATCACCACCGCCACCACCTCGATTTCCAATAACTCTACTTGCTGTTCTTGTAGTTGTTCTGTTTCCAGTCAAAGACGTTCTAATTGTTCGTGCTTCCCTTGTAGAAATAACAGCTTCTTGTACCGTCTCTATTAATCCTTTTGCGTCATAGTCTGCCTCTGCCGAAGTTTCTATGTCACTTTCGGTTGAAGAATTAGTTGATGAACTTGTTAATCTGAATACTTTTTTACCTGTTCTCCATCTTGGATTTACACCATTAAATGGATCAGGTATTGCAAATGTTCCTACTACACTACCGTTAGCATCCGTCACTAGGTTACCACCTAATGAACCACCAGATGGTGTCACATAAGTTGATATGTCAATATTGTCAAAGAAAGGATGAACTCTAGTATTAGGTCTCATACCTCTTGCAGTAAATGTAATTGTTCTTTGTCTTATAAATGGTGCAAATGCAACAGATATAACTCTACTGCCTAAACTATGTCTTACTGCCTGTGGTACTACTACTGATCTGATACCACTTCTTGTTTGAACAACATCTCTACTTGTTGTTTGTACTAAAGAATCGCCTTGCCATCTTGTAGTTGTTCTTGGATTACCTGACCATTGATCTTGCCATTCATTCCATTCAGTACCTAAAGGTATTTCTGATGTGCTTGTATTGTCAAGGCCTAAATTTCTAGCCATGTTATCAAAAGAACCGTTAATATTAACTACTAATTCTGGAGCTCTTCTTGTATCTTTCCATTCATCAAGTGGTGGATCTAATTCTATATTTCCTACCCAGTCGAATATTAAGAATGGATTTAAATTTTCTGTTGAAGTTGCATATGGTTGCTCAATCATATTACTTTCAGAATATGGTAATGTAATTAAGTCACCAGTTTTCTGATAGTTTGCAGCCGTTCGATCTCCTGCAACAATTGTCGTTAGATCGTCATCTATTTCTTCAAATTCTACTATGTCTTCATTAAATAATGTTCTTGCTTCACCTCTTGCTCTATCTATTGCAAGTTTGTAATCATTGTTGCCTACATCACCAACATTGTGACCACTAAAATTATCAACAACAAAACCATTTTTAAACCTATCAAAACCATCAGCGTCTTGTATTTGTAAATTTTGTGCATCGGCTTCTAATAAAGAAAGTTGAGTGTAGTATTCAATATTTTTAATTCTATCTTCTATTCTACCAATGTCTCTCATGGTAAATCTTTGATTGTCTTCTTTTTTAATTTTGACATCTCTTGTATCTAAAGTATAACTAGGTATTGTAAATGTTGCCAATAACATATGACCATCTAAATCTGATGGCTCTAATGGATTAAGAGCAGACGCACCTTCAACTGCTTTTAATTGACCGTCTCTAGTCATAAAAATTTTGTCTATTCTATTTAAATAAAATTCAAAATCAGCAGTTATGTCTGAACCAAATTTTATAACATCAACCGTAGAGTTACCAGAACCATCAAAACTTCTATCGTTGCCACCAGAATTAATTGTACTTGCGTCATCTACTCGTGGTCTAAAATCTAAACAATCTCTTAATTCAAATTTATCACCAGTGGTATCTGAAGTATAACTTGGTATGTTTTCGTAATCTACTTGACCTGAATATGAGTCAACATCAAAATAATCACCAGTACCATGTGCAAAGAAATCAAAATTTACAAGTAATCTACCTGTTGGTACAATTGCACCTGGTTTTAATTTTAATCTACCTATATCGTAGAAGTTATCTCTTTGACCAGTGTCTAAATCAAATCTATCTGAAATATCTGTATCACTAGCAGTTGCGTTTGTGCTAAAATCTGCAGCCATATAAACATTGTTTATATCAAATACATCTGCCTTACCAAGACCAACAGTACCTGATTCTATTTCTGTCTGACTTGTTTTTTGAATAGTCGAACCATTTGTTAAAGTTTTTGTTTTAGAACCATCTGTCTTACTTAATGTAGCAAGTATCTTAACTTTGTGACCATTAAAGTTTGCACCAAAATCTAGTTTTAGTGAAGCGCCTGTAGGTGAACCTGTTAATGTAAATATTGGGTCACCTTCATGGTTATTACCAGATAAGTTTAATACATCACCAGCAGCACCAGTTCCACCAGAACCTGTTGTCATAATTGTAACCGTAAAGTCATCACTTGAAAGTGAAGAAAATGTTTCATCGGTTCCTGCGTTAATAGTACCATCACCATTAGATGATAATGTTGAAACAAATTGTCTTCTTATAGAATAATTTGTATCAGTAGCATTACTATTAGCTGCCGTCTTTAATGTTTTAATTGTTTTATAAGGTAGTTTTTTAATTGCAGTATTTTGCTCAGGATTTTGTATCTTTGATCTTTTTCTTGTTATAATAGTAGAAGTTGATACATCAGCAGCCCCAACATTAGCAGTTAAAGTTGCCTGTGTTTGAGATACAATATTTTTAACTAAAGCAGTAACCGTACTACCTGCGTCATTAATAAATGAAATTGAATCACCTATTTTTAAATCTCTTGTAAAGTTTGTTCCTTTACCAATTAAGTTATTTGTAGCATTTGCAATTGAAGCAACACCTACTAAATCTAAATTAGCACCATGTGTAGAAGTTAAATCTGTATCTGAAGTATAAGTTGGCGAACCAGCCATACCGATTTGTTTTACTGCTGACACTTCTCTTGTTGTTGCAGCTTTCAATCCTAATACATCTGATTGTAAAGTACCACTTACATTTGAAGTTTGACCAGAAATGGTTTCACCTGCAGTAAATGTTCCTTTAACACTTGACAACACAATAGTTGTGTGTGTAAATGTTGGTGAAGATGAAAAGGCAGTGACTACTTGAGGAGTTAATCCATCTGAAGAATATAACTCAAAAGTGTTTGTTGTAGAATTTCTAATTGTGAAAATGCCAGGTGTATATGCTGTTGAAGCAATTGACATTGAACCACCTGATACATTAACTTGTTGACCATCTTTTAGTCCGTGTGCAGATTTTGTAAATACACCAGCACCATCAGGAGCAGGAGTTGTTGAACAAGTTGCACCAGCAAATGTAAGAGTTGCAGTAATACTTTCTACAATACCTGTAGCACCTGAACTTGCACCAGAAAGAACTTCACCAGTTGTAAATGAACCTGTTGTAGTTAATTCTAAATGTGTAAACATTTCTATATCAAATAGATAATGTCTGTAAATTGAACTTGTTGCGTTAATGTCTAAAGATTCTGTTGCAGATACGGTTTCAAAACCACGAGATTTTGCTCTACCAATTTGAGGTATAGTTGTACCGACTGTTGATTGTTGAGTTCCTCTTACAGCAGTTGCAGTATCAAATAAATTAACCGTTTTATATGCTTCTACTGGACCACTACCAACAAATCCTATATCTGGAGAACCAAATACGTTATTTACATTGATAAAGTTTTGAACATCAAATCTTTGTTTGTGATTATTTTGTGTATCAAACTCTCTTGCTTTATTTAATGCAACAAAGGTTGTTCCTATTGTTTCATTTTCATATCCTCTGACATATGCTTTAAAAGGTGAAACACCAATTGCAAGTTTTGTAGCAGAACCACCATTACCTCCAGTAAATATACCTCTGTTAGTTCCTGATAATAAATGTTCTCTTACTTCAAAATCAGGATTAGTTAAAGAATAATCTCCTGACTCATCAAATGTTCTTCTAGCAAATGTATCTTCTAATACAGCATATTCTGTATGTCTAACTTTTGATTTAATTTCGCCATTTTCTACTCTAGCAATTTCATAAAAGTTATCGTCTTCAGTAGAAGCTAAAGTTTTCTTTGCAAGTGTTAATAATATTTTAAATCTATGAGCACCAGGTGCGTTTAAGTTTGAAGAACCTTGAGCATTGTCTGATAAACTTGCGTCATCATTAGAGGTTACAAAAGATTCAGTAACCGTAAAACCAATTCTATATGAAGGTGAGTTTGTATATTTGTCTAATATTAAAACTGAGGCATCCGCCTGTACAAAGAAACCATTAATATAATATACGCCTGATTCAACAGCAGCTGCTGAACCTGTTGCAGTTGTATTTACTACAGCAGTTGGTGAACCAGCACCACTTGATGTAATTGTTTCTCCATCAGTAAATACGGTTGAAGTATTATTAGTTCCTGTCTTATTGTATTTTACAAATAATGTATCAGGATCAGTTCCGTCATCAGCAGATACGCCAATAACTTCAGCAATAACTCCTGAAGAACCACCTGTTATAGTAGTATTATTGTAATCGTTAATTGAACTTGCAGATTTAGATGTTAACTTTACAGCATAGTATTTTGTGTCAACAGATATTTGGCCAGGTATTACACTTGCGCCTTGTTGAAACATATGATCGCCAAATTTTTCAATTTGACTTTGTACAATACTTTGTGATTGTGTTAATTCTCTTGCTTGTACAGCAAACGCAGGTCTAAAAAGTATTCTATGAAACTTTTTCGACTCGTTAAAATCGTCATAATAGGGACTGACATTAAAATCAGTTGAAGCTGCCATTTATTTCCTCTTTAATTAAAATTCAACAACAAGTTTTACGTTTTCAGTTTGATCGGTAGCCCTTGTAATAGGTGCTCTGTTCTCAATATACATTACATCGCCTGTATCATTATCTATCTCTGAAGAAGAATAACCACCAGTAAATGAAGCACCGTTAACTGTACTAGAAAAACTAGTGTCTGGAGTACCAGTTGCACTTGAAGATTGTCCAGTTATCACAGCCGCAGTACTAAATGCAGTTTTATTACCATTAGAGTCAGCGCCCTCATCATTGAATCTTGTTTGTATATAATATAAAATTCTGTTTGTTGAATCATATTCAACAACTTTACCTACAGCACCAGTAGTTGCCTGATTGATTTCTTCATCAATCGTAAATGAACCTGGAGTAGGTGAAGCGGCAAATCTTATTGCCTTTGTAGCTCTTAATGTTGTTGCCGAAGCAGCACCACCACCTGATTGTGGATCTCTTATAAGAGCAATTTTTCTAAAATCGTTAGCAGCAGATACATCTGAACCTGATCCTGATTCAACACCTTCAAAGTTAGTGTTTAACATTACAAAGAAACCACCTAATTCTTTGATTGCGTTTGAACCGTGACCGCCTTTTGGTCCGATAATTACATCTAATTCTGCACCTGAACCAGCACCACCACCTTGAGATAATATATCAGCATTTCTAATATATCCGTAAGTGTATCCTGTACCAGCAGTTGTAATTGCAACAGCAGTAATAACTCCTGAAGACAATGTAACCGTACAAGCGCCTGAAGCACCATCACCTCTTATTGGTACTGAAGTAATAGTACCTGAAGTAGCACCACCTGATACCGTATAAGCAGAACCTGCAGTTTTAATTTTTACTATATCTAATGCACCGTTAACAGCAGCAGATGAAACTGTTGAATTAGTTGCAACTGCCATAAAGTCAGTAGATAAAAAGTTTGCTTGTTGAGTTGCAGATAAAGTGTACATAAATTTCCACTTGTATCCATCACCTGTTGTTAATGTAGAAGTTGAAGTACCTGTAGGTTCTACTGTTGAAGCAGCCCCACCGTTATTATCTAAAACTTTGTAAACATTGTAAGCAGATGATACAACAAAAAATGTTGCGTCAAATAAATTTGTAGCACCACTATTAGCACTTTGAGTAGAAGTTCCGCCAGTAATTCTTCTACCGTAATCATGTCTGTAATAGTCGTAAGTTGTGCCAGTCGTCCAGTTTCTTCTTGGTATCACTATTGATACATCTGAACTTGTAATTTTTTTAGCTGCGATTGCGTCATCAAAAGTATAAAACTCATCATCTACTGAATCAATCGGTGCGATAGGTGCTGAATCAGTACCTTCGTTTTCTGTTCTTGCGTCTGGTCTTGTTGATGTTGTAAAATCTTGTGGTCTTCCTAACATCATATAATAAACATTTGCTCCGCTTTCTGAAAAAGACTCGACAAATTGTTCTTGGTTATGAACCCTAAACTTGTTGGTTACTATTGCTGGCATTTTAATTCTTCCTTATTCATATTTATATGTTATCCTAAAGCAATTCCCATTGCTATCGCAAATGTTCTTGCGTTATTAATTTGAGTTTGAACATTAGCAGTCACTCCGTTTAAGTGACCAAACTCTGTATTATCTACTGTTCCTGCACCTATGTCTGTAGCAGCGATACCTGCACTCATATTAATAGTAAATGTACTACCTGATACTGAACTTGACAGACCAGTACCTGTATTAATTCGTAAATCGCCCCCTAAAGACACTACCCCAGCAGTTGAACTATCATCAATTAAATTCAATGATGGGAATGTGTTGGTAACATTAAAAGTTTTATTAGTGACTGATTGTGTTAATGTTGTAGTAAGTACGTTAGCAGGTTCAAATTTAGAACTTGAATTGTTAAAAATTAAACCTTGATTTGCACTTACGCCTGTACTATTAACACTAAAACTAATAGATGATCCATCACCTATTGCATTGTAAACTTCAGTAAAGTTTGCATTAACAATTTGACCACCTGCACGTATAGTACTACCCGTTCCGTCATTGACCGTACTACCTACATTAATTATTTGTTTAGCCATTGTTAATCGTCTTCTCTAACTTCTTTTAAAACTCTTATTCTGTCATTGATTTCAGGTGCAATTTTAAAAGTAAGATTACCATTTTCTATTGTGTAATCTTCATTTTTTTTCATTACTATACCGTTCACCGTGACTAAAATTTCGTTATCTATACTATTTATACTCATAATTAAGCCTTATCAAATTTTATAGTTCCACTATCAAAAGTTGCAAGTGTTTCATCAAAACTATCATTACTAATTTGCCATATCTCTGAAGGTATTGTAAAACTTGATTTTAATTTAAACCCAAAGTCTGATAGATTATTTAACTCTCCATCAATTGATGTATTTTGTGTGCCTTGTAATCTTATATTAGCTATATCAGAAACACTGACCCTTGTTGCAAAATGTTGTGCTAACATTCTATGAGATAATCCTTTTAATGTAGGACCTGCAACAGGCACACCAAATTTAGTAGAGTTGCTTCTGATAGCAGTTGTATCTTTTACAACACCACCAGCAGACTTTAATATATATTGTCTTTTTAAAGTGACATCTCTTGTATTAGGTGTAAAGTGATTATGTGTTGAGTCGTCTAAATCAGCAGGTACACCAGCAAGAGGATTTGCTCTTAATGAAGTACCATCATCAACCGTACCTAGTTTTCTTCGTAAGATAGTTGTAAATATAGTTTTGATTACTCCTAATATTTCTTCGGTTACTGAACTATTTAATCCAGTCACATTTTTTAATCTCATGTTTACATTATTTGTAATGTCTACTTCACCTTTAAAATAGAAACCAGCGGAGTGTAGTGTTTTCTTATAAGTGTCTCTCCACTCATTAATAGAACGACCAACTTTTATAATGTAAGAATAATCCTGATACAATAAACTATCTTGTATTCTCATTGAGTCTTCAGATAAATGACCATCTTGGTCAATGTATGCACCATCAGTATCAACAATTACATCAACGGTCGCTGTTGCAGTTCCCTGATCAACATGATGTATCGTTGCAGTAGTTCCTGAAGAACCACCTGTAATTTGTGTTTCAGCAGAAAATATTCCTGAAGCACCTGAACATTTTAAAAGATTAGTATTTGTATCTAAAGAAACTACCGTAGCAGTAACCACACTTGAACTTGCGTCTAAACCTGTAATTGTTTCATCAATCGTAAAACCTGCTGTTCTACTTTTTAATAATAGATAAGTTGGTAATGCAAGTGAGGGTGGTGATGGTGATTCACCATAGTTTGCACCTAACTCTGTTGTTTTTAATTTTGTAATTCTTCCTACTTCACCACCTTTTGCAAATATAGAAGCATTGCTACCTGAACTAGATGTTATAGTTAAAGTTGGTAAAGTATTATAACTACCACCAAGAATAACTCTGACATCTGTAATATCATTTGAACCTGTGTTTGCTTCTTGTACTATTTTATTACCTGTATATGAGTCACCTTTACTTGTTTCATCTTCAAGTACAATATGATCTGTTTCACTCATACCTGTTGTAAACTCTTCAGGTGCAAAACCACCATTGACAACGGATACTTGAGCTGTAGCAGTACCAGTATTAAAATTAATTGTATCTCCTATTTCATATCCTGATCCACCTGCGTCAACATAAATTTCTTCTAAGGCGCCTGAGCCTACATCTTCAATATTAATAACGGCACCATTACCACCACCAGTAATAACGGTTGTGTCATTTGGATTATAATATGATCCATCATTAGTTAAAGTTTTTGTGGCAATACTTGCCATTACTGTACAACTAACTACTACATCTGAATCTGTGTTATCAACACCAGTTATATTTTGACCAGCAATAAAAGTACCATCAATACTATCTTCATTTAAAATAATTTCTGTAATAGTTTCACCACCTATTGAAAACTTAAATACATTTTCTACAATGGCAGTTGCTTTATTAATAATAAGACTTGACGGTACATCTGCTTGAGTTATAGTTTGACCTATAAGATTTAATGATTCTGAATCACCTACTTCTTTACATCTTAAAACTTTTTTAATATCCCAAGTACCATCTGATACTCTTAACATATTTTCTTTAGGGAAGGTTAATTCTGCATTTTCATTAAATAATAATTTAAAAAATATTTCTGAAGCTCTTTTAGTACCTTTTGCTCTGTAAAGTGATTTAACATTTTTAATTAATTTTCTTTTATTTAAACCAGTTGATAAATTTTCAGGTATAGATTGTAGAAAAGCATTTCTAAACTTATTTAAGAATCCTTGAATTACTTTATCAGGATCAGGATAGTTTAAAAGTTGTTGAATATTTTGTACTGGGTTTGCTCTGTAAGTTGTAATTGTTGCAGTTGCACCAGAAATTGAACCTGTGATTTCTTCACCCTCTTGGAATTTATTATCATGTGCAACAAATAATCTTTGACCATCATCTATATCTTCAATTAAAATAGTTGTAGTTGCACCTGTTGTTGTGCCAGTTATTGTCTCACCATTTTGAAAGTCACCAATAGTTGAATCTTCTAAAATTAAGTTATCACCATCATCTCTTTTTTGTCTGTTAGTAGAGTTTAATAATATTCTGTTTATATTAGATGTTTCAGTTTCTAATAGTAAAGTATTAGGCGCACCAATATCTTTAAGTTTTACTTCAGCACATTCTAAAAATTTATAATACTCTTTTATAAAATCTAAAAAGAATGGATGATCTTCAAGTACGAACTCTGGTACTTGATGTTTTATGATATGGGATATTTTATCTTTAAAGTCTGCCATTTACTAATAACTTGATGTTGTAGTATAACCAACACCAGCATTAGCAGAACCGCCTACAAGTGTATCAGCGGCTACCGTAAATGAACTATTGGTTACATCTATGTTAACTATTTGATTTCTTACAGGCACTACATCATTTGAACTAGGAGTAACCGTACATTCAATAACACTTGAAGTAGATCCTCTTACATTTTCAACACTAGTAATATTAACTGAATTGATTAATAATGATCCTGCTGAATAATCAATTGTACCAGCAGTATTGTCAACATATGTTCTAACTTGGTTTGCAAGATAGTATCTTCTTATGTTTCCTTGTCCATCATCATCAAAGAAATAAACATTAGTAGTATCTCCTGAAACTTTAAAACCTGTTGAAGATAATATACCACCAGCACTTGAATTATGGCCTGAGTGTGGATTATATAATGCGTTATTAAATGACACCGTATAGTTTGTTGCAGTGCTTAAAGTTGGAGTAAATGATTTTCTAATTTTCACCGTTGTAATATTTGATAATATACTTGAGTCAGCGTCATCAATCAATTCTATAACTTTTGAATATCTAAACACACCATCAAATTGATTTAATGTGTTATCGTTGTAATTAGTTAAAGCATTTGTAATATCTGTTTTAATAGTTTCTGTACCTTTAGTTGTTGCCGGTTCATTGTATTTTACATTTGATGTTAAAATAATATCAGTTGTTTCTGGATCAAGTATAACAGGAGTAACCGAAGCAATAGAAAACTTTTTTAATTGATTTACTATATCTGTTTTAGTTGTTTCTGTTAAATTAGAACCTGATTTTGCTTTTATTGAAATGTAAACACGACCATAAAAAGGTGTATCGTTATCTTCACCACCCCAAGCAGAAACAGATTTTGCATTTGCGTAAATCTCTTGTACTTTAACTTTATAATCTTCTACGGTTACTGCTCTATCCTGTGCAGAGTAAGATTTCGGCGCATTAAATTTAACACTTGCATTTGTCTCAGCCTCTGTACCATTAGCAGCATTTGAATTAGTTGTTATTGTTGTATCACTAAAACCACCAATGTTGCCATTTAATGTAAATGTTGTTGCACCATTAGCAGCAGCTTTATTTGTCACAACATATTTTAAAATTACTATATTACCATCTTCTAATTTTTTACCAATAACACCATCACCAAAGTAAATTTCAAATTTACCATCTTCATCTTCTTGTAAAAAATAAACTTTAGAAGTTGAATCTAATTCTGTAATTGAAGTTGCTTTAGTGTAAGTATTTGTAGTTGTATCACTGGCACTATTTTGTACCGATACAGATAAAGTTGTTGTATCAGCATTTGCTGATTGTATTAAAAATTTCTGGTCTAAATCTGCTGTGTTAGCAGTATACTGAAAGGTCACATATGTACCTTCATAAATTTTAACATTTGAAAAAGTGTAAATGTTATTGATAGGTGAAATTGTATTTGATGTGATGGTTACAAAGTTATAAGTTTGACCATCAACCGTTGTTGAAAATTTTGTACCGACAGGCATTGTTAAAGTAGAACCTGTTGCATTGTTAACTACAATACTTAAATCTGCTACTGGTGATCTTGGTGAGTTAGGTGTATAACCAAGTGCCTTTGCCAAAGATACAATGCTGTTTCTTAAATCAGCAGTATCAATAAACATTTCATTTGCTAAAATGTTTGCGTTGTAGGATAAGTAGTGTGTATTGTAAGCAAGTAAGTCCAATAATACAGACATACCTGATCCTTCAAAATCATAATCGTTAAAAGTATTTTGTTGTGACAAAAACCTTTTTAAGTTTCCTTTGATTTGATCAAAATCTAATTGTGATATATTTAATTTACTTGCCATGTTATCTTAATCTTTGTAAAAATTCTGTTATGGTTACTGGTTCAGGTCTATTTAAAACATAGAAAGTAATCGTAACCTTATATTGATTTCTATCTATATCATCTTGTACAATGATCTGATTTATATCTACTCTTGGCTCAAAGTTTATTAAAACTTCTTCAATTCTATCTTGTAATAAAACAGCAGATAAAGGACTGATAGGTTCAAATAATAAATCTCTAACACTTGACCCGATTTCAGGATGAAAAGGTTTCTCAAACTTGTTTGTAAGTATCAAATTACGAACTGATCTTTTTACTGCCTCAACATCTGTTAATCTTGCAACATCATTAGTTGCTGGATTTTTAGTAAAATTTAAATTTAGATCGCTGTATGTTCTAGTCGACCTAGTCGAGTTATTTTTACTTTGTGCGTCATAGTTAGATAGTGCCATAGTGCTAATATTTATACACTATCCACTGAAGACATTAGAAGAACCTGAGGTCATTGCGCCTGCGTCTGCACTATCACCTATTCTACCTATTGCAATACTATTAATAAACACCGTACTTGATCCTGCGTTTAAATTTGCAACATGATCAGCACATGGAGGGTTAGGTGGGAAAGGGTGAGGAACCGTAGGTGTGCCTACAACAGACACTAATATACTATTTGAAAATACGGTTGATTGTAAAGGTGTTGATAAAGTCGTTGTACTTGAACAAATATGACCTGTACTTAAACTATCACCTTTTCTACTTACTGCTGGCATTATGCACTTCTTACTACTCTTCTTGCTTCTAATTTTGCTTTTTGTTCAGCTCTTCGTTTTTCAACTACTATTGCTTGTCTGATTTTTCTACCTATTGGGATACTTATTGATGTTTCAATATGTTTACCTTTTTTACTAATAAACTCAACACCTATAACCTTATCTTTAAAATCGCCTTGAACAGACATAATTGCCTTTTTCAAACTTAAAGCTTCTTTTTCTTTTTCTTCACCTGCCTCATTCCAAAACTTAAATTTTCTCATTTTTGCCATTATATGATTCCTTTATAATATTAATTATTAATTACAATCAACACATCTACAAGTATCGCACTCATCTTGTGGATTTGTGTTATTACAATGTTGTGGTGCATTACAGCTGTCACACAACTCTGTGCCTTCTACATTTTGTGCCATGTTTTTTACCTTTTTTCTGGCGCCACTCAAAGAATGGCGCCGTAGTTATGCTATTATTTAGTCTTCATCTTTTTCATCATCTTCCACATCTACATCTTCATCATCCATGTCTTCGTTTTCAGGTTCTATCTCTAAAACAGACTCAATTTCTTCAATTCGACTTTCTAAATTATCAATTTTCTCTTCAAGTCTTTCTAGGATGTTTTGTTTTTCTTCGGCCATTGATTGGTCTCCGTTGGATTGTTGATATTCAACGCAATTCAATTTTTTTTCTAAAAATTATAGGGAATGATTCGAATCTATTTATAGAAATCGGTAAATTTACGGAAAAAACAAGTAAAATAAAGGGTTTTTGTTCACATTTTGTTCTATACACGCCAAAATGCCGAGGGGTTACGGAAGAATCGGACAATTTAGACCATTTTTTGCTTGAGGTACTTGACTTTTTTCTATATTATATACGTATATGACAACAAAAGAAACAAAAACAAATAATTTGACAATAGTAAGAAATGTTGCTTATAGTCAGATTAAAAAAATGAAGAAAAACATCAAAGAAATCGTTGAGGTTGATAAAGACCTTTTAGATATAATTGATATTAATATGAAAAATGCAATTAATAAGATTATACACGATTATAACTTTAAAAAAATAAACCAATAAGGAAACACTATGATAAATGTAAATAAAACTGCTGAAAATTTAGAAGAAGGTATCAAAAATATGATGTCTGGTGCTAAAGACGATTATGCTAAGTGGGGAGAAAGTTCTGATTACGGAAAAAGACAATTAGCAGAATGGGACAGTAAAACTAAAGTCTCTCAAGGAAAGAAGTATATTAAAGTCGTACAAGAAAACGGTGTATTTGCGTTTATTGTAAAAGAAGATTTTAAACACTTTAAAAAAGGTGATATATTGAAAGCTGCTGGTTACAATGCACCTGCTTTAAACTCTGCCAGAGGTAATGTACTTACTGGTAATTACAATATTCAATGGACTGGTCCATTGTACTTAAAATAAGGAGAACACTATGAAACAAAATATACACATAGACTTTAAAGTGACACCTACACCGGGACCTAATTGGGGTTCTTTAGATGAAGTCAATATTTCAATACCTAAAAGAAAATTTAAAGGACTTAAATATGTTTATGATAGATGGTTTAAGAAAACAGGTAATGTTGCAAAAAACATTATTATGGGTAAAGAAAGAGATTTAAACGCTAACTAAAATAAGGAGAACACTATGTTAAAAGATATATGGGAAATAACTAAGGCACTTGTTGGGACTGCTTTCGCAATAGGTTTCTTTTATGCGTTGTACATAATTATGTGGGCAATGTCACCTGAAAACGGTTTAGGGTTATATTAGTTTATAACTCAACATTAAAGGGCGGCGTAAAAACCGCCCTTTTTTTTAGCCTTAAATATCTTTTTTATGTGATTGTATATGACCTAATACTTTGCCTTTATTAGAACCTGCTTTAATTGTATATCCAGAAGTGCCGTTACCATTAATGTTAACTTCTTCTTTGGTTCTTATTAACGCTTCATTTTGTCTTTTGTGCTTAGCGTTCTTTGCAAAGTTATTTAGGAGTGACGTAAATCTTCCCATACCACCCTCCTTTGTAAATTTAAAGTTAGGTGCGTTTCTTCGGCATTGTGCCTACTTCCGTCCGTAATAGGATAAACGATTATTAATTATTTATATAGAAAAAGATGTACCACAACCACAAGTGTTTTTGGCTTGTGGGTTTTTAAAGACAAAGTTTGAACCAAAGATTTCTTCAACATAATCTAACTCTAATCCGACAATGTATAATTCAAACATTTTATCAACTAACAATAGATTGTCAATGACAATATCATTATCATCAGGACCATTAGAAAACGTCCATTCATATTCAAATCCAGCACACCCACCACCTTTTACTTCTAAACGAACATAAGACTTTTTATGTTTTTCGCTTAGCGACTTTAGATGATTTTTTGCGTTTTGCGTCAGTGTTATCATAACTTGAAAAAATCCATTGCACGTAAAGATTCCAGAGTTTTCTAAACATAGCTCTAGCCCTTCTTTAAGGGACCCAACACCCTTATGTATAATTTTAAGAATTTACAGAAAAGATTGTGTCAGCGTCCTCGTTAGTAATTATCTCCATATTTATGCTTATACGAGTAGCTGATAAACTAGGTAAAGGTAAATGTTTTAGATAATTAGGAAAAAGTATTAAATCATTATTTTTAGGCATATAGTGATATTCTTTACCTTGATGAGCAAATAGTATACCTCTTTCATCTTCATTTACTTTAAGATAATACACACCATTAATTGTAGATGTCTCTTTATGATTATGCCAGTACATAGGAGCATTACTACGAGACGAAACAAACGCCCAACATTTTCTTTGATTCTCTTTAGAAAGCGAAAATTTATTTAAAGATTCCACAGCATGGTATTCAAAGTTTTTATATAACCGAGTAAAGTCAATAGTAGGTTTAACTTCAAAATTATGTGTTGTATAAGGCCCATTATTAAATGCGTTAACAGGTTGCCTTGCTTTATATTGATCTAATACTTCTGCAATCATGGCTCGTCTATGAGTGTCCGTGTAATCCAATTTAAATTGCTTTATCAGGTGCATAGTTACCTCTCTGTTAGTTTATATTTATTATAACACATTTTGTGCTTTATGTCAATAATGTGAAGCCGACTTATACGAGGGTTTTTGGACTGGCGGATTTTTATGTGTAAGTAGTGAACGGGAAAAGGCTCAGATAAGGCCGCCTTTATTTGTTAACTATACATATTGCATTTATAGATTAGATAGTATCTATGGCTTAGTTTTAGCCCTAGTCTATGGGTTAAGGTCTATTCTACTACCTCTGTGTATTACGGTCGATGATGTGTTATCTACTGTTGAGCCTTCAACTGATACGTTTCGATTACCTGCTACGGTCATTGTGTAATTACCCCCTACTTTAACATTGTAATCACCACCACTATTGACGTTGACCTTACCTTGTTTGGTCACTAGATTAATGTCACCTGTATCTACTTGTATATTGACGTTTGCATTAGGCCCGACTTGTATATCATAGTTGTTATTTGTTTCACCAGCTCTGTTAATATAGACTTTGTGACGGCCAGATATTGTAAGGTCAGAGTTACCTGATATATCGACCTTGTTGTTTGAAGTGGTAAGATTATAAGCAGCACCTTTGATAATGTCTATACGATCTCCGTTGGGATTAATCTCTGTTGATGTGCCTACTTTGTGTTGTAAATAGATTCTTTCGGCCGTACTGGTATCGTCAAATTCTAATATGTGGCCGCTCTCTGATTCGTAAACATGATTACTAGGGTAGACACTTGCGTATGCAATCTCTGGTTGATCCCAAGTATCTGTATCAGAAGCAGCAATAATGCTACCTGAAGCGTCTGTTGTTGCGTCAAAGTCTGCCGTGGGTAAATTAGTTGACCTTGTTGCTTTACGTAATTCAAGGCCGAGATGGGGATTAT